GGATAAACATCTAAAATATTATTTATAGATCCAGTTCCCTGACTATCAGTATTATATTTAACTTGAATGTCACCTAATTGAACTTCAGAAAAATTACCATCTTTACCAGTAGTACCAGTAATAGCATCTGTATCATTTGCCAATGCTCTGGCTAATTCATATTGTGCATATTTGATTCCATTTGGAATTGTTGTACAAGCAAGTTCAACTCCATCAACTTGATAATTTGTTCTTGGAAATTTTAATGCCTGACTTTCATCACATCTATCTCCATAAAAAACCAAAGTATCAATCCATCTTGTAGCTGATATTAATGCTCTTTTCTTTTGGTCATCTGTTTTATTTGTCCAAGTTGAAGAATCTGGAGAGGTATCAAAATAATCATTAGATTCAGACAAAGTGACATAGCTATTAGCAGTTTCACTTTTTATAGTTGCAATTATGGTAGCTGCCACGATTATTAAAGTAATTTAGTTTTATTGTAGCGTAAAGAAAAAACCCCACCAATAATTGATGAGGTTTAATGACCACAATTTAATGTTAACTATTAAAGAGTTGTATTATCAAGTGGTGTGTTAACTGTTAACTGAACAATAGGAATTAAATCAGCATCGTATGTTAATGCCCACTTAGCTTTAGCTCCTAAATCAGAGTTTGTTGGGTTGTCAGCAGCATCATTCCACTTAGTACCCATGATGTGATAAGTACTGTGATAATCAACAGACATAACATCCTGTTTAGATAAGATGTTTCTTTCTGCTTCAATACCAAGCTCAGATTGAACACCCTCAAGAATTGTTCCAGACTTGATTAAGTAGCAATAGAACTCTTTGATGTGTCCACTAGAACCAGGAACTACAGAGTTAACTGAAGAATCAACAACTACATTCATACCAGCGAATTGACCTACTGATGTATCAGTAACGCCAACACCACCGCCACCCCATTGGATGCCAGTTCCAGTTGATAATGCAGAAGTAGAGAATGTTAACATACCAACCTGATA